TTCATGTAATTCAAAAGTTCTTCATCTTTTTCATAAGTAAATCCAAAATCACTCATTAGTTTAGCACCAGCAATATTTCTTGCAGCCCAAGGTGTGCCATTCAACATTGATTCTAGAAGAACTAAACCAAAGCCTTCTTTATGTGAGTGCATAATATAAAGATCAGCCTCACGAATTGCCGACATTACATCTTTGCGATCATCAATCATTAAAGGTTTTACAAATTCAGATTCTTGAGGAATCATATTGTGTCTATTGTCGTAACCTGTTAAAACTAAAGTTATATCTTTTCTACCAACTTGATTGAATGTTTCAACCAATTCATGCATGGCTTTATTTGGCCAATATCCACCACAAGATAGGAACATTAAGTCTGTTTTAATTCCATATTTCTCACGAAAACCTGGCATACCAACGGAAATATTTTCATCAATACCATGAGAAACTTTTACAGATTTTGTTAAATGGTTTTTCTTTGATACAAAATCCCAATCTTCTTTTGTTGAACATGCAATGTACTTAACATGTTGCATGGCAAATTTATAAGTATCACTTTCAGAAGGTACAATCAACATAAACAAGATTGGTGATTGAATTTTATTTGAGAGTTTTAATACGGCATCTTGTAAACCAACATCGCCACCATGAACGACAATTAAATCAAATTTTTGACTAAAGATTGTACCATCGGTTGTAACTTTAACACCATTTAAATCACCTTTATGTTCGCCAGCGAATACTGTAACATCATGGCCTCTGCGTAAAGTTTCTTCAGCCATATCACGAACATAATTTTCTGATCCACCTGGATAAGGTGCATAACGATGTACTACATATAGAATTTTTTTCATCCGTAGGTCTTTTCGAGTAGTTTTCTGACAGTAGGAACTCTATCGTATTGGTGTACAATACAAAATTCTTTACCTTTAGAGGTGGTTACTTTTTTACCATTGAATTTAGGAATAGGTTCTAATAAGTTTGGTCTAAACTGTTCAATCTTTGTGGGATCACCAGTAGTTCCCAATTGAGATGCCCAACCATCTTCAGACTTCATATACATTGAAGTGTCGATATATGGGTGTTGTGAGATCATAAAATTAAATGTTGATTGATCACAAATTGGAATTGGTCGACCTAATGCAGCCGCAAAAATATTTAAACATAAATCTCTCATGGCTGATGCACGACCACCTAAAACACCAACATTGTAAATTTCATTATTTTTAAATCTCTCATAAATGAATTGACCATAAGTTTCAAGTAAATTTTGATTACCCCATGGTTCATCTTTATACTTCATGCTCTCAGAAGCAAACACCAAGTTTTTACCTTCGACAAGATTTTCATCAAGCCATTTGCAAGGATTACTTTGAAAAACTACATCTTTAACATCAGTAGTGACCACATATCGATAGTCACCTCTTGCAATGTGGTTGTAAATATGCACAAAGCGTTCTACATGAACCGGTATTCTTGATTCATAGACATATGCTTTTTTAATGTGATCTTCTTTTCCTACGACAACTACTTGAAAGCCGTTTTTAGATAATTTATCTACGGCATCATAAGATATGTTGAGAGCGATTAAAGTTTTTTCGCCATCAAATCCTGATTGATTGATCGAGTTGACCCAATACTTGAGTTGATCCCAACCATAATTTGTACTGCATCCAATTATCAAATCTTTCATAACAACCCCAATTATTATCTATTACTTAGTCTTTTTATACCTTTTAAAAGAGGCAATATTTTGACCTGGTGTGTCAGCAAGATACTTTTTTACCAGTTCATCACTACCATCTTCACCTGCACCTGCTTTAGATTTCCATTCTTGTGCTTCAGATACACTCTTATGTAGTTTCGCACCTGTAACCTGCTGGATTAACTTCCAAGCGTCATGTTTTTTCTTATTTGCAATATGTGATTTTAACTGACTTTTCTCTTTAGATGAGGCAATGTTGTGAAACTTAACTAGTTCCATCACACCAATATTACCGGCATAAGAAGCTTCTTCTATTTTTTTCTTAGTCATTTCTTGTGAGAGCTAAAATTTTTTGTATTTGTGCTTCAATTGCAGCCTTGCGATTTGGCCAATAAATGTATTCTTTATCTGCCGTTTTTAATAGTTTGGTAAAAAACGGCAAAACTAATTTTTCAACTTCTTTAAGTCTTGCAGAATATTCATCGACAGTATCAGCCTTTTCATTAATGACTGCATTGTAATCTTCTTCAGAAACGGCAGAAAAACCAAAATCGTCATCACCGTACTCTGCAAGAATTTTATTAATATCGTATGCCATTATTTACTCCATGCCTTAGCTGCGTTAAAATTAGCCTGACTGAATTCCATTCTATCAATTAATTTAACTGCATTACCTTTTAATCTGTCTACTGCTACAAAACCTTCTGGTGCTGTAATTCTAAATCCATCGTCTGTTCTTACAAAAGTACCAATTGATCGAATGGTTTCTAATTTACGAACAATCATGAGTTTTGCTTCGACCAACAAATTCATCAAATCAAAAATACTTTTAAGTGCTGGTGCAGATGCACGAAAGAATCTCATAACTTCAGTTTTTTCTGATATGTATTTTTGTTTACTGTCTTGTCTTTTGACTTCTTGTATCTTTTTATTTAGTTGTGATTCCACATACTTAATTAATTCAATAGTATGAATACGAGTATCTGTAATCTTTTTACCTTCACGAACTTTAGCATTATTAAATGTTTTGATATAAGTTAATAATACATCACTTGCTGAAATTCGATTAAGTGTTAATGCAGGTATGCTTTGAAATAATGTACCTGCTTGTGATAATATTCTTGAAATTTGTTTTGTTTCGGCTTCTGTAAATGTTGCTGAACCTGAAGCATCGGTGAATGAAGCATCACGATACCATACATTTTTTGTAGTTTTAAGTCCACCAAGGTTAACATTAAATGTTGCTTTCATATCTTCCATGGTTTTACCAGAATATGTTGTATGAAACACCACACCAATTTGAGCAGCCATCATTGATTGTGCCAACTTAGATGCAGATGGTACTGCATACACAATAGTATTTGGTTGAAATGTAATATACGATTCACCATCAATTGTTTCTTTTTTAAGGTCGCCTCTAGTGAACATCATATCACCTTGCAACACACCTTTAATACCTAATTTTGACAAATGTTCTAGTGCATACTTTAGTTTATTATTTAAACCTTCAGCCGGATGATTTTCATCAATATCTTTATCTGTGTAGTTTAACTTTGCATTTTTATTAAAGATAGATTTTGTACCAACAAAAAATTTACCATTTTCTGGATTTACTCCACAAAAAATAGCAGGAGCACCATCCCATTTTGTAGTGATATTAACTTTAGATTCGGCATGACCTGCCAACATGTTACGCAAAGACTGTAAAAAATTAATGGCACTACGAGCACCAGCAACACCACCATTGAGAACTTCATCCTCAATGTGCTCTAAGTGTACATTTTTACCTTCTTTCGATTCTTTTAAAAACTCTATAAATTTCATTTTAGCTATACTTTATGAATATACTACTATTTTTTGTGGCTGAAGATGCGTATTGAAACATGTATGAACACAAAGCATCCATCTTTTTATTTTTAATCATAGTATAAACAAGATGTACACCAATATATTTTGACATCCACCAAGTTTTATCTTTCTTTTGTCCTGATTTTGCTTGAGCTACCAAAGTAGGAATAGACTCTTTACTGCCAGATAAATCTTTAAACATTGTGGCAAATTCTTTAAATTGTGTTTCAGTTGGCCTATCGATGGGTGTTTGATTTGGTTGTGACAATTTACTACTTTGAATTCCTGTATCTTTCGCACCTTCCATAATTACACCGCCACCAATTTTACCGCCAGCTGCCGTCTTACCTTTAATCTCACCTTGCCATGATGATGGTTGAGGACGACTTGAAAAATTTCTTAATTGTATTTCTCCATCTTTTCCTTCAGACTTGAACTTTATATAAATGTCTTTAGAATCTAACATATTAATTCCAAGTTTCACACCTGTAAAAGTTGCAACTAAAGGCTTGCCGTTATTAAATATTTTGGAATGTGCTGAACTTTTTGGATCTAATTTTTTTAATGAAATGCCAATTAAATTTTTATTGGCAAATGAATCAAAAATATAACGATTGTAATCCCTTAGAGTTGGCCAACCATCTTTAAATTTAAAATCTTTTTTGACCATCCATATATCCGCAGGATTCCACTTATCATCTCCTGTGATGCCGCTGCCTTTTTTAAATCTACGCCATTCATCATATATTGAATTTACAAATTTACCACCACGATAAAATTTATATCTGTTACCAACTCTTGCACCCGGAACATCAGAAAATATTTGATTAGCGGTTTTAACTACACTAGTCATCCAGTTACCATCCAAGGATTTTAAACATTTAGATAAAGACCTATCACAGTCAGCATCACGAATAGTCTTTTCTGTTATTTGTGATACATCAGTAAGGTCTTTTCCAAGGTACTGTCTTGTGGCACAAGCGTAGGCTTGAAGGCTTTCAGCTAACGCTGTAATCTCTGCACCTGCTCCTGATTGTCCGTCTGCCATTTAATACTCCGTTTGTTTAGTAGGAGTATTTATCCTATTACATTTAACGGATAATGTCAATAGGTTTGTCGCCAGTCCACACTTCTTGTTCAGTCCTAATACGATTTTCTGTCTGAAGTGTTGTAAACCTACTACAGGCTTTGTTTCTCCACCACTTGACAATATTTTCTAAATGATGTTTATCGTAATTTTCTTTGTTTTTGATAAGTTTATCTGTTTTACCAAGAACCACATCTTTCATATTACTAAAACCATAGTCCGAATAATAGTATCGTTTTCTCTGAGTAAGACCTTTGGCTTTATCAATACTTAACATGAACCTATCATATTCTTCTTTATCATTTTTCAATGCGGATTT